TCTCCGAGCTTCTCGGTGTTTTCGGATTCTTTGCCTTGGTCATTGCGCCTTCTCCATATCCTTAGCCAGCTGTTTCGCATATTGCTGCTTCGTCAACCCAAGTCTCTTGGCGAGATCAACCTGGGTGGCCGTCAACGTAACTTTCCGGGGAGCCTTACCGCCTCGACTGGCGGGTGCTACAACGGATTTGCGAGGGGCAGATGAACGGCTCTCTTCTGCGTCCTCGAAATAATCGGGGAAGACTATTCGTATCTTCTGGTCAACCGCCGAAAAGTAAGCCTCTGAACCGGGTGTGTGGCCTTCGGCCCTCAACTTCTGGTCAACCCCATAAGCAAACCCTGTCATTTCAGGATCTCCTTGTGGACCGAACCATGGGTTCTTCTGCAACCATTCTATCGTTTTTGGTTCGATAGGCGGTGGCTGAGATGGGGCCTGTTGCTGGGGAAGCGTCGTTTGGGGCGCTTCCGCCTTCGTAGGCCGTAATTCTTCAAACCTTTTCTTGTCATAAACAATTTCGTTAAGGTGTCGCTGTGCCTCTACGACACGATCCGTATCGCCAGCTTCATAAGCTTCACGATATTCCTTTTCCGCAGACACCAACTCTGCATCGCTCTTAGCTTGACTAACTTGAAACAACGCTTGGTTGCCCTTGTCAATCAAATCTAGCAGCTGCGCCTTGTCATGTAGCGCTGTCTGCGCATCCTTGATCGCCTGATCACTCAGCCGCTGGGCCTGCTCTTTGGCTCGGCGTTCTTCATGGCGCTCGTACTTTAAACGACTAAGGCGCTCTTTAACCTTTCCCCCGTACTCGTTAATCTCCTCTTCGGAGATATCCCAGTCAGGACTGGATGCTTCTACATCCCGCTCAGGAACCTGATCTTCAGGCGGTCGATCATCCACCACCTCAATCTCATCGCCCTCAACCTCAAATTCTTCTTGCACATCAGCTGCACTCATACCGCCCTCCTCCATCCACGAGGATCATCAACAACCCCCTGAACGGTATCATCATTGATAAGTCTAAATTCCTGTCCGTTTTTATGGACAAGACGAATCCCCGCAAAAGGTGGGATCAAAACGCAATCCCCTTTTTTGCACCAGGGTTCCTTAGCTTCTCCAAATTTGTCAGCGTCCTGATAACATAACGGTCCCATTTTCAAGACTAAACCGACAACGGATGAGACATGCTCAACATGACGGTAATCGTCTGGCTTAATAATTCCACCAGTCGTCTTCTCTTCGGTCTCCACTAGGCCGATCAAAATACGCCAGCCTACAGGTACGGGAAGCTGCGTAGGCGCTTCCGTCCCCGCATCTTTGACTGCGGGTTCTTCCATCTTTTCCTCCTAATGCACGCCACAAGTAGGGGTGACGGTTCCCTTTGCGCTAGTTCTCTGCTTTCAGTAGCTGTTGCGCTACGTCGAGAATTTCACGTTCTGCGAGAGCCAAACCTTCCAGCCTGCCGACGAGTCGTTGATACTCGCCCCAGTCCTTAGCGCCACCTAAAGCGACGTTGTCTGCCCCATCGTCCATCATAGTCCGCAAGTTTTTGCGAACCACTTCAACTATATGCTGACCATCCATCAGAGCTTGACGATATCGCCGAACTCATTAACTGTGCGTGTGCGTTTGGGTGTGGCAGCTTTCTTGATCCTCGAACTCATTGCAGGTGGCTTTGTTTTCGCCTTCGCACTTACCCCGCTCACCGAAACATTGGTTGCTTCTATGTACGCCTCATTGACATCAGGCGTTGACGGATCGTCACTCTTAAACTTGCCTCCCAGCGCACGCGCACGCCTGCGGCTCTTGGTCACGGCTTTCACCATAGTCAGTCCTCCTTTTTGCGGGACATCTCCCGTTTAACATCTTCGGCCTTCATCAGCTGCTTGGCGATTTCCACCCCAAGCTTGGTGCCTTCTCTTGCGTCTTCGGCAGAAATCTTCACGTCTTCACGGGCGTCCTCCATAACCTCGGTTGCAATCTTGGCACCGATTTGCGCACCAATGCTGCGCTCCTGCGAATCAATCCGCTCACGCTCGGTGGCGTCACGCATAGCCGTCTTCTGAAGATCCGCAGCAACCCGCATCTTATCCGTTGCCGTCTTACGTTCGACGTCTGCCTCACGGATATCCAGATCACGCTGCTGTTGCTGGAAGACAGGATCTTTAGCCTGTTGTTGTTCTTTCTCTTGCTGCGCTTCCATCTGATCCTTGCCGAGCAGCTTCTCTCCAGCCTGCGCCATTAACGCTGACAGCTCATGCTCAACATCGCGTGGCAACGGATCGTCTGGGTTGGGCAACGGAACGCCCATCTGTTTCTCAATCTCATTGCGGTATTCAAACGCAAGGTGCTCTCTGATGTGCGCCTCGGCTGCGGCCTGTATTGTCTTGGCCATCGGCGATTGGCTCAGCAGTTTCTGTATCTTCGGGTCTTGTATCGCCGTCATGTGAACGGTGATGTGGGCCTTGTGATCCTGATACGAGAACGCCTGCACAGGTTCGCCGTTAATAATATCCATGTTCTCCCGCACAGGATCTTCAGGCTTCATGTCCTTGTCCGACGGAACGATCTTGTCTACGTCCTGCAACCCCATGGTCTCAAGCATCTGGCGGTGCAGCTCGGGCAGGTCATACATCTGCGGAGCCTGAACGGCGAGCTGTAAGGCCGCTTGATACTGCATTATGCGTTGCGACATGGTCGTGGCGTTGGGATCGGATACCGGAATAATATCTACACGGTCATCAAAGTCATCGGGCCGAATCGCATTTTCTTCTAGCTCATACGCATACTCGGCAGGCAAGAAGTCCTTAACCAGCCCGGCTAAGATCCTAAACTCTTGGCGCATCGACGCATGCAATCTAGCCTGCACCGCAGACAGCACCTTCATGCCGCGTTCCATAATAGCGAGCGTGGTGCCGACTGGTGCTTGGTTGTTCATGTCGGCAACCTGTACATCGGCTACCGACGCAAACTTCCGCCCCTCGTCAACTATGGTCCCTAATAGTTGATACAGTACTGTCGATGGTTCTTTGTACGGCAGGAACGTGATGTTGTCCTTGATCGCCCCGCTCGGTACATCGACGTCACGGAACTCACCCGGCATCAACGGCGAATCGTCGCCCTTGATCCGTAACCCTCGGGACTTCAAACCTGCTGGCAAGTTCGACAATGTCCCGGCATCTACGAGCTGGCGTAGAATAGCGGTGGCGCTCTTGGCCAATCCGCCTATCAAATGAATCAGACCGAACCCATAAAAACCTAACCCCGGCAAATACTTATAGTGCACAAAGTGCATGATCTTCTGACGATCAGGGTCTTCTTCACGCCAGTTCCTATAAACCGACAACACGTCGCTCGAAGACTTGTCGATGGTGACAACGTAAGGCAAACGCAAGCCTGTCTCTTCACCGTCCTCGGTGTCCTCGAACCCAGCCAGATCCACATCCACATGAATTTCCAGCAGGGTGTGACGCTCGTCATACTCGACGCTAGGGCTGTCACCAGTCAGGTGGTCGTAGGTTTCCTGAATTTTGGAATACTCGACACTGGGCGACGGCAGTTCAATATCACGGTAGAAGCCAGCCATCTGAAGCTTCAATACTTCGTTGGCCGTCTTCTTCATTACATGCGTATAGCGTGGGCACGACATCAGATCCGGTGCGCCATACGAAACCACCATGTCCTCGGCAGGAACGAACATCGAACAGTTCCGCCCCATGTCCAGATCATGGTAGACTTTCTTAAAGGCCGACCCAGCCAACGGCAGCGAGAACAGCATGTTCTCGTGCTCTGACCTATACTCAGTCATCACCTCGGTAAGCTGGTAGTTCATCTCCGTCTGCACGCGAACCGCCTGCTTTTCTTTTTCCTCGTCAAGCTTACCGACGATCTGGGTCTTGACCGGCCCCTTGGCCGGGAAGGTTTCCATGATCGACTGCGCCTGGAACTTGATTACCGCCTCGGCTAGTACCGGGTGAAACACCCCGCACGCCCCAGGCCACGGCGTCGAGCGTTCCTCAATCTTCATACCCAGCAGATCTAGACCTTTGGTGTATGTATGGGACCACTCTTTTCTCGACGTCTGATCAGCTTCAAACGCACCCAAGAGATCGGATGACAAATTACCGAGCTGAGTGTCGTCCATATGTTCTGCAAGATTTTCTTCATGCGCTACCTCTTCTCCCTCTTCATCCTCTTCAGGAGCAAAGTCAATAACGACGCCACCTTCGGGAGTATCGATGGCCACGGCTTCGGGATTGACCACGGCAATTTCAACAGCGTCTTCTTCCTCTGTCTGTTCGCCCATCACATTAGGCAAAGCCTTGTCAACGGCCATCAATAATACTCCGTGTATTGCGGTGGCATCCACTCTTCATCGTCATCGGACGGCGAGCGGACAAAGCCCCCACGCCTAAATCTCAGTAACGCCTGCGTTGAACTGTCTACCAGATCGTCGTGATCTCCAGACGGAAAGGCGGCAAACTCTTCTATAACCTCTTCGGCCCAGCGCTTCGGCGGAGCCCACACCATACCAGTGGCAAACAGATCGGATACCGCGTTAACCCGGGATATCTTATCGTTACCCCTGCTGGGCGTGAAGTCTTCCACCGGGATACCCATCTGCCGTAACTCAAAAATCAAAGGCGAACCAGATGCCTTGGCCTCGACAATGAACGCATCCGGCTCCCACTCCGTCCAAAAACTGTAAGCTCGCTTCTTCAGATCTGGAAATTCCAGGCGCTCTTTATAAGCGTCAAGCAGAACAATGTGATCGGTGTCCGTCTCTTCATTGAAGAACACGCCCCATGTGGTACAGGCCGAATAGTCCGAGCGCTGGGTTTTCAGAAACGCCGTGTCCCAGCTCTGGATAATGAACTTGCACGACGGCGGCTTTTCGGCACGCCACTCCTTCCACCACTCCCGCTTTACCAACGCCCCCTCTTCCGAGGTGGGGTCTTGCTGGTACTGAGCCGACCACTTGGACAGCGGCAGCTCGGAACGCAGGGCCTCTAGTTCAGTAATGCCCCAGTACTCTGGCCACAACGGGTTACCCGACGGCATGATCGCCGGTAACTCAATGATCTCCCACTCGTCCGCCCCGTCACGTTTGAGCGAAGCATCAAGAATCTTGCCGGTCAAATCCCGCTTCGACCAACGGGTCATCACAACAATGATGGCCCCTCCTGGCTGTAAGCGTTGCCGTGGCCCCGAGGTGTACCATTCATATACTTTGTCAAACACCTCTGGGTTGTAAGCCCCAAGTGCTGCGTCTTGCTCGGAGTGCGGGTCATCGATCACCAGCAGGTCCGCGCCTTTACCGGTCACGGCACCACCAACCCCAATAGCGAAGTACTCACCGCCCTT